TTCTACGCCAACTCCAACGCCAACGCAAACATTAACACAGAGTGTAACGGCAACTTCTACGCCAACACCAACACCTACGCAAACACTAACTAGAACAGTTACATCTACGCCCACACCAACACCAACGCAAACATTAACTCCAACACAACCATGTAATTGTAAGTATCATGACATATATGTAAATCAAAATGATATTGATGATTCTGATAATCAGGCAGTATACTTTGAATATTATGATTGTATAACTGGATTGCTTGAAACACAGACAAGAGGTGCAGCAGGAACGATTGAAGATGCATTCTGTCATAACATAAATGCGGGTAATACATCTGTATATTATATAAAGGACGGCAATAATGTGGCAGCTCAAAGTACCATAACAAATACATTTGTTGATTGTTGTCCCGGTTATTTTGATTGCGGATACGGATGTCAATATTATGAGGAAAATCCGGGATGTTCACCTTGTGATCCTTCTAGTCTCTAAAAATTAATATAATGAAAAATAAATATGAAATATTAAAAAAAACTATTACAAGTGGTTCACTTATATCTGAAATCAGTCAAAATTGGTATGATTCTTTCGGTCAAGTAATTCCTTGGTCTGGTAGTGTTTATATTGGACCTAATCAAAACGATATAATATATAACACAAATGTTACAGGATCTTTAATTGAAGGATATTATAAATGGACTGGAACAACATGGAATTTAATAACATCGGGTTCAGCATACGATAACTACAACATACCAATATTTTTGACTGCGACAAATGATGAAATGGGTGTTATGGTTGGTTTTGATGGAGATATCGAACAAGTAGAACAACTTGTAAATTTTTCATATTCAGGTGTTACAGGAACTTCTACCGTTACGATTTATAATACAGTTAACACAGATAGATTAAGAACAATAACAGAGGCGACATATACAATAAATTGGGGGGATAATTCAACAGCTAATTTATCGATATCACCAACAGGACCTTTATCATCAGAAACAAAAACCTATATTAATTCTGGTGAATATAAAATTTCTGTTACCATGAGCACACCATGGACAACCAATAAAGTTGAAAAAATTATTAAGATTCCATTTGACGCAACAGTTACAAATCATTTAGGAACATTTACAGGAACAACTGTACCAGCGTATTCTAATATGACTGGACAAAGCTTAAATTATTTAAATGACTATGATTACACAAATGTCACAGGAACAACAACAGGGTTCACTTATTTAGCAATAGGTAACAGCAGTTTGTCTCAAAAATTAAAATATGGTCAAAATCCTAATTTGATAATATCTTACAGTGGAGTTACAACTGGAACAGATACTATAGGAAACTATACAGGATATACGATTGGTGATTTATATTATAAAGATTATCCCAATAAATATACTATGATTACAGGGACTACTGTGGGAATTACAAAAGAAGAGGTTTTTAACCGTGTCTTAACAAGAAATGAACATTTTTTAGGTTTTGTTGATGAACCTGTAATTTTTTCAGATGTTTTTGTGGAAAGAGGAAAACAATCTGTAATGGAAAAGAATCTAAGATTAATTGAAATAGATAGTATGGGAGAACTTAGTATATATGGAAATGGATTTTATAATATCAGAAAACAATAAAAATTATATTTATTAATAAAAGTTATGGCAGTTGGAAGTTATGGTATAGTTAGACCGGCGGACGTTTCTCCAAATGACGTTGAGATTCTCTTACATTACGTTTCAGGTAGAACTGCAAATTCTCCTGTTACCTTAACAAAATTAGACGCAGGAGACATCTTAAGTCCAATTATACACAATGAAGATACCACAGATGACACTACTCAACAAAACATAGAGATCATTGGTGGTCTATATAATTTGAAATTAGAATCATCTAATTTTTCGGAGTTGGGTATATATACTGTTCACATCAGACCAAAACAAATTAGAACAACTATAACGGATTGTGGAATATTGGCATCTTTACCATCAGTAAGGGGTGTTATAATTGATTTAACAAATGTTCCATCTGAAGATAGGAATAAATTTACACCACAAGGTTTAGTGGGGTATAGAATAGAATATATAAATAAAACAACAAAACAAAAAATACCTAATTTCTATAGAATAGTAACATCTAGCTTTTATTGTGTCCCAATCCAATCGAATTTAACAAATTCAATACAAAGAGCAATTAGATATCAATATTCAGATACCGCAAGTAACTTAATGTTTTTAACCGTAACACCATCATCCGCACCAACAAATAGACCAAATACAGTTCCATTTATAGGAGAACCTTCACAAAAAATTATTTTAACTAATACTTTTTTCAACCCAACAACTATTGAAATAGAAATGGTCGAACATGATTCTTCAACATTGGCACACGCTCTTTACGGTAATCAAAGTAAGGCAATATCTTCTGGTATCTACACAATTTATGACAATAACAACAATATCTACAAACAATACAATCTTTACGAAATCAAAGATGAACTTAACGAAACATTATATGAGATACGTGAAGAAAAAACAGATATTGATGAAACATTAAATTTAGAAGATATTACTAACGTATAATGGCAAAGAGAAAAGTTCCAAGTCAGGCGGCTAGTGGTGAAGAAACATTTAGTGATAGTTTAGTCGGTAGACAAATTACCGATGGATCAAGCTCTTTGACTAATACTGTCTTTAGTATTGATAGAACATTACCAGAAAAAGATAGTAAAAAATTTCAAACATCGCCATTCTCGGATTTTTTTTCTTTAAATGATTTGAAAGAAGAAAAAGATACACCATCATTGTTATCCGCTGAAGAAAAGAAAAAAAATATAAAATTCAGAAATGGTAAAGATGATGCCTCTAGATCTTTGTATGGGTCATTAAGAAGTAGAATTGGAAATTCAATACAAAAAATTATAAAAAAATTTCCGGCCGGTGTTTTAGTAGACGCGACAACACCTGTAAGAACAAGTAACAATACAGCAAAAAATATAACTTACAGTCCAATATTGAAATCAACACAACTTGAAATTGATGTTTCAATGTTGTATAACACGTTTGGAATTGTTTTTAAAAAACCATCATCACCTGAAAAGGTAAATAAAGAAAATCCATTAAGAGATTTTTTTTCTTCTTATACAAAATATGTAATTGAAATAAGTGGATCAACATATAATTTGGTTGGATACACAGAACCAAATTCATCAAATACTATTACTTTAAATGTATCTGGACAACCATTTACAGGATCAACATATTCTGAATCTTTTTTGATAAGACCAAACAATGGTACAATTGAAGAGTTTCATAATGGTCTTGATGATTTAGAAGAATTATTATTAGATAGACAAAGTAATCCAAAATACGAAGCAAAGTTTAAAGTCCCAAAAGATAGTTTTGACGGATCCTCAACTGATATTGTAACAGTAGAAATTAACTGGCCAATTTCAAAAGATAATTGGAATCCACAAATTGTAGGATTAGACTACGAAGAATATCTAACAAAAATAAATTCTTTAGCAGAAGAAATTGACAATTATAAATCTAATTTAATATTAAGATTTTTAACTTCAGGTCAGTTATTTGAATATGATACTTTAGAAAAAAAAGGTGAAACAATTTTTCAATTGTATGGTCAATCTTTTGATAAAGTAAAAAAATATATTGATAACATTGCTTTAATGAGAAATGTTACATATGACGGAATAAATAATTTACCAGATATTTTACTAAAAAATCTTGCAAACACTTTAGGTTTAGATACAGTCAATCTATTTGATGAAAATAATTTAGAACAATCATTATATACAAGACACCAATCTAATTATTCTGGTATTACTACATCTTTTAATGTTGTTGATGCCGAATATGAATTTTATAGAAGATTACTTGTTAACCTTGCCTTTATCTATAAATCAAAGGGGACAAGAACAGCAATAGAATTTTTCTTAAAATTTTTAGGGGCACCCGAACCATTAATTAAAATTGATGAATATGTTTATAAAGTAAAAACATTACCGAAAAGTAATGATATAGAAGATGACATTTATGATGCAATACAAGGTAATAAAATATCTTTTGTTGTTACAGGATTTACAGGAACAACATATTCGTATTTAACAGGAACAACAAGATCTTCTATAACTTATAATAGAGACAACTATCCAGTAGATGAAGATAGTGGATTACCAAAATCAACAACTAACACATCTGAAGATACATTCTTTCAGAAAGGTGCTGGTTGGTATGATGTGACATTATCTCACAGAGCACAAATGGTTTTAGATGAGGAAAATTCAATAACTACTGGTAGATCAAGGACTACTGTAACTAAAATTAAACCTTATACTTACGGAGAAGATTATTTTGACTTGTATAGAACATTGCCAGGATTAGATACAGGATATGAATTATTAGGAAATATTGATAA